GGCATTCCTTTAAATAATCCTGAAGACAATATTCCTTTTTTAGAATATGATGTTCCTAAGGAAAATGTTGCTCAGTTCGTTGGTCATGATGGTCGTCATAGAAATAGAGCTATGGAAAAAGTTGGAGCTTTACAATCTCTCGTTAAAGTTACACCATATTTTAGAAACCAACAAGTTATGAGCAAAACAGGAAAGCCTTCGGACATTTATACCGAAGTAAGTCCGTTGCAGTTAGAAGGCAAAGGTGGGAAAAAATTAGGAAGCTCGAAAGACCTATTTAAGTTTTTATCGATGTTTGGTGCTTTGCCTTTTATTCCAGGAGGCGAAGGTGAACAGAACTAATTTCGGCAAACTAATGAAAGGAGGAAAATCTATGTATGGTAAAAAGAAGCCTATGAAGAAAATGGCTATGAAAGGCAAGAAGAAGCCTATGGCTAAAAAGAAAAAAATGATGAAAAAGAAAGGATATTAATGTCAGATGAAAAGAAAGATGTTACCATTTTTGTAACTGGCGTTTCTATGTCAGGAGGTGTCAAAAATGACAGTAACAGATCTACTCAATCAGATAAAAAAGAATCTGAGGGAGAAAAGGCTAGAAATAGCTGAAAGCTTGATTCAAGGTCGGGTTTCCGACTTTGAGTCATATCAAAAGAACGTCGGCATTGCGGAAGGTTTAGAACAAGCCTCTGAGATTATCGGCGAAACATTAAAAAAACTAGAAAAGGATGATTAACATGTCTCATCAACATGAATATAAAGACGAAGCCACAGACTCAACGGTCACAACTGACCAACTACCAGTTCCCCTGAATTGGAAAGTTTTAGTTCAACCCCATCAAGTGCAAATGAAAACAAAAGGTGGAATACATCTTCCTAGTGTTTCTAAAGACAACGAGGAGTATTTAACTGCTCATGGTCGAATTGCATCTATGGGTGATCTTGCTTTTAGAGACAGAGACTCTGGTACAGCTTGGAAAATGAATACTCCTGTAGCTGGCAATCGTGTTACTTATGGCAAATATGCTGGCCAGAAAGTAACAATTAATGGTGTTAGATTTCTTTTACTGAACGACGACGAATTAACGTCGATTCTTCCGGAAGAAGCTGAAGTCACCGCATATTTAGCGACATAACTTGGAAGGACGCTACCATGGCAAATGAAGATGTAGTTAATGAAATCGAAGAGGAAATTAAAAAGGCAAAAGGAGAGCCTGAAGATTTTCAAATCGAGATAACTGATGATCCTGCTGAAGAAGCTAAAGATGTTGCTGAGGAAAAAGCAACTGAGCAAGCGCAGCAAGAGGACGACTATGGTCCAAAGGTTCAAAAGCGAATCAAAAAACTTGTTGATCAAAGGCGAGAGGCAGAGATACAAACTCAGCAAATACAAGAGCAAAATGCACAATTAAGTGCAAGGCTCGCTCGTTTAGAGCAAGGTTCGGTCAAAAATAATGAACAAGCGTTTAATCAACGCTATGCGCAAACTAAGGCTGCATTGACAAAAGCAGTTGAAGAAGGCGATACTGAAGCTCAGGTAAATTTCCAAGAGCAGATGGCAGATATGCGTGCTGCGATGCGAATTGCTGAAATGCAAAAGCAACAAAGTGCTCAGCGAGCCTCATCACCAACAGTTGGCAGAGCTCAACAGGTTGCGCAGAATCCAGCACCTAGAAAAGCAATGGATTGGTGGGAAAAGAATCGTTGGTTCAATTCCAATGGTTTTGAGCGAGAAACTGCTGCTGCAAGATCTATAGATGTTCAGTTAGATATAGAAGGATATGACAAAGATTCAGACGAATATTACGACGTTCTTAATAATCGTTTACAAAAAGTGTTTCCTGAGCTAAACTCAGGATCAAGTCCGTCTAAGACAAGAACAAAAAGTAGACAACCAGTTGCGCCAACTACAGGCGGTTCATCTTATAAGGGCAATAGAGTGCGTATGTCGCAGGAACAACTTAGGATGGCTCGTGAACTTGGAATTACAGACGAATCAGGTCTTAAAAAATATGAAGCCGAAATTAGGCGTCAGCAAAGGAGCCAGTCATGACTGAGAAAAGAAACGTGCGTGCAAACGAAACTCGAAACTCCACTCGTAATGAGCAAAGTCGCCCAGATACTGCGTGGAAACCACCATCATTGTTGGATGCTCCAGAACCTCGTCCAGGATACACCCAACGATGGATAGCTACCTCGATTCAGGGTAAAGAAACCCCAGATAACGTGTATAAACGTATGCGTGAAGGCTGGGAACCTCGCAAAGCTGATAGTGTGAAAGATCCGTTGTTTCCGACGATCAATCATGGTCAGTGGGCAGGGTCAATTGGAATTGAAGGAATGTTACTTTGCGAAATGCCTAAAGAAAAGCATAGAGCAATGAAAGAATACTACCATAATCGTAGTATCGAAGCAAACGAATCAGTTGCAGGAGATCTCGAGGCATTAGGACGAAATAACGGACAACCAATCTATCAAGAACGGAAGTCCTCTTCGAGCCGTGGCAGGGATCTCTCTGTTATGGAAGATTAACTTTACGCTGAAAGGAGCGAATAATGGCTAATGTTGATGCAGCCTTTGGGTTTGTCCCAATTCGCCATATGAGTGGTAATGCACCTCGCACGAATAAGTACACGATTGCTTCGGGTCTTGCTGAGAACATCTTCACAGGTGACTTAGTTATTCTGATCAATACTGGTTTGCTTACTCCGCACACTGCAACAGAAACTAATAATATTGGTGTCTTTGCTGGGGTTTCTTATACCGCATCAGATGGTTCTTACGTTTATAGTGAATACTGGCCTTCAGGCACAGTCGCTACAGACATCATCGCATATGTATATGATGATCCATATACTGTGTTTAAGGTTCAAAGTGCAGGAACTCCTGCTCAGACTAATATCGGTAATTGTGCTGATGTTGTTGCTGGGGCAGGTTCAACTGTAACTGGACAATCTGGATTTGAAATAAGCGGAACAATGGCTGCAGGTATTGCTACTTGCAAAATCATTGGTTTGTGGGAAGGTCCAGACAACGCATTTGGCGCAAACGCTGTCATGGAGGTGCTTATTAACGAGCATATTCTTGGCACGAATGTTGCTGGTATATAGGAGGGTATGAATAATGGCTATGAATAGAGCACAATTTGCTAAAATGCTCGAGCCAGGACTGAATACTCTTTTCGGTCTTGAATACGACAGCTATCCACCAGAATACTCAGCAGTCTTTTCTTCAAATAGTTCAAGCAAGGCTTTTGAAGAAGATGTATTGTTGCAAGGTTTTGGTTCTGCACCAACTAAAGACGAAGGTGCAGCAATTTCGTATGATACTGGTAGTCAGCAATGGACTGCACGTTATCAGCACGAAACTGTTGCTTTGGCATTCTCAATTACTGAGGAAGCTGAAGAGGATGGTCAGTATGGTTCGATTGCATCACGCTATACTAAAGCACTCGCACGCTCAATGGCTTCTACTAAAGAGATAAAAGCTGCGAATGTTTTAAATAATGCACAGACTGCTGGTTTTAATGGTGGCGACGGTGTTGTACTTTTAAGTGCATCTCACCCAACCACCGCTGGCGTTCAGTCTAATGTGTTAGCAACTGCTGCAGACTTATCTGAAACTTCACTCGAGTCTATCCTTATCCAAATCTCGGATATGAAAGACGACCGTGGACTACGGATTGCTGCGCAAGGTACACAGTTGATTATTCCAACTGCTTACACCTTTGTTGCAGAGCGTTTGTTAGAATCACAGCTTCGCACAGGTACAGCGGACAACGACATCAATGCTATCAAATCAGGCGGTTATCTGCCGAAAGGATATCATATTATGCGTCGTCTAACTGACTCAGATGCGTTCTTTGTTCAGACAGATGTTCCTGATGGCATGAAAATGTTCCAACGCTCGCCTATGAAAAAAGGCATGGAAGGTGATTTCGAAACTGGTAATGTTCGCTACAAAGTGCGTGAGCGTTATTCTTTCGGTGTTACTGACTGGCGTGGAATCTTCGGCACAGAAGGTGCTGCATAAAAATTATGGAGGGGAGATTGTCTCCCCTCTTTCCTATCAACTTGACAGCGCAAGCTGACTCTAGCCACGACAAGGAGATACAACATGGCTAATACAACATTCTCAGGACCAGTCAAAGCTGGACCAATCAAAGTAACAACAGGCACAACAGTCGGTTCTGATATGAAGAACACAGGCTTTGCTGTTCTTTCTCAGACAGATGCGATTGACCAGACTGCCACGACCACAACAACAGACATCATAATCCCACCAAACAGCCAGCTGATATCCATTGATGTCACTGTGACCACAGCTTGGAGTGGTGGGGCAACGACTCTTGGCCTTGGTGGTGTTGGTGCGGCAACCTCTCTGACTGCTGCTGGAGCAATCCAAGGCAATGCCGTCGGGATTGTCGCTGCTAGTCCTGGAACAGATGCAACTCGCACATCCAAGTGGCTCAACACAGGCACAGGCGATCATAGGTTGATCGTGACCACAGCTAACACAGGCAATGGTGTTGGTGCTGTGACGGTTGTTTATGCTCAAAGCAACAACGTCACATAAAATTAGTTGGTGGGTGCAAATCCCACCTATAATTTAGGAGAAATTAATGGCAGATCTTACGACTTCAACCAAAATTTCAGAAAGTTCTCGTGAAGTTATTTTTGCTTTTCAGTATCAATATGTCGACACAGGCGATGAAAGTGCAGTTTTAAAAATAGATGTTTCTGGATTAACTGCAGATGCAAATGGTAATGCTTGCACAGGAATTATGATCGCAGAGTGTTGGTGGGTTATTAAAGCAATGACCGTTGAGGTTCTTGCAGATGCTGACACAGACGTAATAATCCTGCACCTTGACGAGGGTCAGTCTGGATACCAAGACTTCTCTAAGTTTGGTGGTTTACCAACAAGTTCAAGTTATGGTGCAAATGGAACTGGTGATATTAAATTTACAACAACTGGTGCTGGTGCAGCAGGTGATGCATATCAAGTTGTTATTAGAGGGATTAAACAGTATTAATGGCACTTTCCGGAACAGTAGCATTTAGACCAGATGTTGAAGAGGTAATAACCGAAGCCTATGAGCGTTGCGGGATAGATCCGCAAACTCGAACAGGTGATCAGGCTGTTTCCGCTCGACGAAGTTTAAATTTATTGTTCTCGGAATTTGCTAATAGAGGTATTAATTATTGGGCAGTAACTCAAAACACTCTAACATTAGCTGGTGGAACAACCTCTTATATTTTACCAGCAGGAACAATAGATATTATCGATGCTGTAATAAGAGAAGGCTCAACAGACCAAACAATAAATCGAGTTACAATATCCGAATACAACCAGATCCCGAATAAAACAACTCAAGGCAAGCCAAGTCAGTACATGCTTGATAAGCAATACACTCCTGTTATTTATTTCTGGAATGTTCCTGATAAAACATATACTTTAAATTATTGGGCAGTTAATCAACTTGATGATATAACAGCTTCTAATCAAGATACAGATGTTCCTTATCGTTGGAGCGATTGTATTTCCGCTGGACTTGCAGCCAAGTTATCTATTAAATATGCACCTGATAGATTTCAATTATTAAACGAACTTTACGAACGAGCTTTTAATTTTGCAGCATCTTCCGACAATGATGGTGTAAGTTTAAGAGTTCAACCAACCGCATTGAATTTGGTATAACATGGCGAAATATGCAAAAGGCAAAAAATCATATGCGATAAGCGACCGAGGTGGGCAAAGAGTTCGTTATACTCAGTTAAAAACCACTTGGGATGGTTTGCGTGTTGCACCTGATGAGTGGGAACCAAAACACCCACAGCTTACTCCTGCCAAAAATGTTATAGATGCTCAGCAGCTTTTCCAACCAAGATCGACTGGGCAAAACCAAGAAGATGTTGTAATTTATATTGGCTATGCTTTTGATCCGTTCTTACCAATACAAGAGAGACCACCAGTTGGATGTCCTGGACATGGCAGATCTGGTTTAATAGACTCGTCAGACGTTGTACAAGATGTTCTTATAAATGCAACAGGTAATTCTGCAACAGGAGCGGTTGGTGATGAGGTTCCTCAGTCGACACCTGTTGCAGCAGGTGTTCCTGGAATTGGTGGTGTATCAGTTCAGACTGCAGTTTCTTATGTAGGTTATTCTTTAACTGTTGCTCCAGGATCAGGAGACAGATTTTATATTGACTCTGTTCTTCAGCAGCAACTTTATTTGCAAGAAGGTCAAACATATAGATTCGATCAGTCAGACTCTTCTAATTTAGGCAATGCATTCAGATTTAGCACAACTTCTGGAGGCACTCATAGTGGCGGTTCTGAATATACCACAGGAGTAACAACCAACGGAACTCCTGGATTCCCTAGTGCTTACACAGAAATAACTGTTGATTCAAGTGCACCAAAATTAAATTATTATTCTGAAGAGAATGATGAGCTTGGTGGGGCTGCTTTCACACCAGCCTCTGGAACAATTTCTTTTGGCATTACTGTTGCGAATCCAGGAAGTGGGAATAAATATTATATCGATACTGGTGGTCCTGCTCCGACAATAAGCATGACAGAAACAAAAACATATAGATTCGACCAGTCTGATTCTTCTAATAGTGGTCATCCTTTGAGATTCTCAACAACTTCTGGTGGTTCTCATAGTGGTG